TTCTTTTACAAAATTAAGTGGCATTGTACTATATTTTTCATTGCCAGGGTTATTTGCTGCTATATAACCATCTTCATATCCGTCTAAATGATAACCAGTTTCATTTAAAAATCCGATTTTCACTTTATGTTTATTTTGCATTTTTAGCCAATATTTAGCTTTTTCGATATTAAATAATGAAATTCTTACCAAATTACAATATTTTAATTTACTTAATTCATGAAAAAAAATATCATCAAACGTATCACCGTTGGAAGTAATTGTAAAGTGTATTTTGTATTTATCTAACAGGCTACATATCTTTAGTAAATCTGGATGTTGATTAGGATCGCCACGTCCTGTTATTGAAAATTGACGAATAAAATGACGAAAGAGTCCCATTCGTTTTAACATATCAGCCAATTTATCAAAATCCATTAAAGCAGGCTGCTTTCTCATCCATCTTAAATAATAACTATCTTTAAGTCCTGAACCAAAATTAGGACAAAATTTACATTTTCGATTGCAAATATTAGAAATATTTGTCGTAAGTTGAAAAGGGAGTACTGAAAATCCCCTTGATAATCGGTATATTAATAATTTTATTTTTTCATATTTCATCTGCTTGATCATATTTTTTTTATCTCGTATATTCCATATTGAATATAAAAAAATGACCTTATAAAATCTTTAAGGGTTGTTTTCCTGGTTAATACTCTTATTAATGGTCTAAAACCAATTAAATATATTCTCCAAGATGGTATAAAATAAATTTTTTTGTATCTTACTATTCTTAATTCTAATGGGTCTAATATCCACTTTTTGAAATGCTTCATATTCATTTCAAAAAAGTGCATTTCATGCCATAAACAACGTGGATTACATGGTATGATTACATAAATTGATCCATTTTCAGAAAGTATTTTTTTTAATTCATTTACAAAAAACAAAGGATTTTGTAAATGTTCGATTATTTCAAAAGCAAAAATTATATCATGTTTACGTCCACCTAACTTACACCAATTAAAATCATCAGCATCAATTGTTTTAATTTTTAAACCTATCTTTTGGGCAATATATTTAATGCGTGGATTATATTCTCCAATATCATAGCACAGATCATTGCGTTTTATACTACCATCTTTTAGAAATGGTATTATATATTTATCAACAAATTTTGCTAAATGTTTTGGATTTACAGACCACAGATGTTCTGTTGTCTCATATCCTGGTTTTTTTGTAGCCATCTTTTAAATATTATAGAATAAATATCACGTATGATTCTGTAAATTAAGTATAGTTTAGTATTATTTTTACAACCGTATCTTTCTATATAATGATACTTGATTTTATAATTATTCAATAAATACCAAAATCTTCGCTTTCGACTTGTTGTATTTGTAACGCTTTCTTTTCTTTTAACAAAGACAGCCGAATAAAAATCTAAACAATGAAATTTGGTGTATCTTATTAATTCCAGAACAATCGGATAATCCCAAACTTTAAAATCAATATCTATAAAATTTTGAAAATCTATATATTTATCAAATAATGTTCGCCTAATCAAGTAAGATTGAGCATTAATATAGGCATTTCCTTTTAATAAATTATCAAGAGTTAGTTGTTTATTAAGATTATCGATAGATATTGACATTGGCAAAAGATTATTTGTCTCTGTATATACCCGTGTAATACATAGTCCACAATCTTTATTGTTCTCCATATAGTCAATTTGTTTTTTCAGTTTATCATTATCTATCCAGTAATCATCACCATCACATAAAGCAATATAATCACCAGTACATTGAGAAAATCCTTTTAGATAACTACTCATTAATCCACTATGATTTTCCAAATATACTTTGATATTTTTATTTAACCGTTCAAATTGTTTAATAATTTCAACAGAGCCATCAGTGCTACCATCATCTACTATGATTATCCTGAAATCCTTAAATGATTGCTGTAAAACACTATCAATAGCCCGTTTAATTGATTGAGCATGATTATATGATACTATTAAGACAGATACCAAGTTAGTTCCATTTAATTTTCTTAAATAGTTTCATAAATACAATTTCATAAGATACCAAGATAATCAATAAATTAACAATAAAAACTATAACCCAGTTTAGATCTATTTTATCTCCTAAAGAATAACAACAGAAAACTAAACCAAGTCCACTATCAATTAAACACAAAACTAAAAAGACTAATAAATTTAGACAGAAGGCAATTGCTACAAAGATAATAATTTTTTCGTTTTCAACCATATAAAACTTCGTATTCTGGTTCTTTTTCTGCAAATATAATCCCCGGAAATTCTTTTTTTAATGCTTCATCAAATATATCTTTTTCTTTTTTAACAATCTGTTCTTCTATAAAATATGATCTAACATCAAAATTATAATTTTCCCATATTGCCATTATAGCGTATCTATCGGTATCGCAGGGATCATCTCCTTCTTGTTTTTTCATGTCGCCCGGTTTTAGATCATCATAAATTTGACTCGGATAAGCCGATAATGTCTTTACACAGTTATCAAATATTCTATAGCGTGGCGGTTCAATTAAATTTACCCCTTTATCAGTATATTCTCCCTTCCACTTCATCATAGTTTTTAAGTTGATCCAGCCAGTTATTCTTGCTTTATTAGCTTTCATCATTAGCATATTAGCATTAGCTAAAACATCATTTATTTGTAAAGCTATTGACTTATCCGAGTACACTTCTCCTTGTGATGCTTCATAAGCAGTTTGAAATGGATTTTGCTCCCACATTTGAGTATCGCCTATTCCGTATGTCAAAGAACCATCTTCGGCGCTTAATTCGATTATTTTATTTGCCACTTCTACTGGTGATGATTCTCTTCCTTCTAACTCTCTATATTTAATTATCCCACTATCTGTTATTGCATACCACCCACAATGAAATGGATGCGGACTATATCCCCAATCTAAAGCAAATATCTTTGTCCATTCTTTATCTATCTCGAATGGTTTAATTCCGTGTATCTCTTTTCTAAAATCGTTGAAAAATTGACCAACAAATACTGTCCAATCACCGTCTAAATATGCGCGCCTTAAATCTTCATCTAAATCTTCCAGATTACGAAGATATTCTGGGTTGCTATTTAAAAATATGAAATTGTCATATATCTTTGCTTGAATAAAATAGTAATCTTCTCCATGTTCATTGACAAGAAAATTCCTATCTATAAATAATCTCTTAACCCAAGAATGCCCCACTCCACCAGGGTTCCCTGTTAAAAGAAAAAAAGGCTTGAAATTGGGATATTTATTTCTTATCTTTGGATCGCTACGTAATGATGTCTTTAATATCTTAAATACTTCTTCTTCGTGTTGCGTGGCTTCATCTAAAAAAATTATATCATACTCTATACCCTGATAATTATAAACATCCATTGTCGATGCTAAATGCTTTAACTCTAATGTCGATCCATTGGGAAAATATATGGTCTTCTCTCCTGACCTATACCACTCTCTTAAAAATGGATATTCAAAAAATAACTTCCTTATGTGGTTCGCTAATAATTCTGGATAGGTCTTCCGAACTATTACCGCTGAAATTCCACTAAATTGCATACACCATTGTATCAATTTAGCCCGCCCTAAATAACTCTTCCCACCACCCTTCGCTCCACCATAAAATAGGTATATACCACGATCAATCTTATCTATATATTCTGACGCCTCGTATTGCTTGGGCTGAAATTTTAACTCTAATTTAGGCAATTAATCCTTTTCAAAATTTTAAAAATATCTGAAAGTAAATAAATAAGTACCAGTCTCTCCGAGTACCGTCCCGTCCGACCTACCACCCCCTATCTTGCACAACATTATATCCGAGAACACACAGAACAGTACAACAAGCTTCTTTTTACCTTATACGTGATATGCTGACACACGCGAAAATAGCAAATTGGGAATCTCTTTTTGACTATTTTGGTTTGTTTACGGTATAGTTGCACTTTTACATATCTCTTTTTGTTTTATCCCGCCCGTGTGTGATACATAATTTGATATTGAAAATAAACACTTTTACAAAGATAGTACTTTTTTGTGGTCTTGCCCATTTTTGCTTGTTTTTGACGTTATTTATTTTTAGGCTATTTCTGGACGTTTTAAAACACTTTATTAATAAAGTAATTCTGATATAGTTGTTTTAGAAAATCGGCTCGCTACAGGGCTAAAAAAGGCTTTAAACAACGTTCTGGACGGCTTACACAAACAAAAAAAACACAAAACAAGCGTTATTTGCTTTGCGTTTCTTCTTTTATCTTCTCGATGGTGATTTTCCAGCCGGCACTGTCTGGCAGAAACGACTCTTTTGTGCGCACTTTGGCTATTTCCAACAAACTATTAGCCGCCGACGTATCCTTTTGGTGTGCCGCATTTCGCCTTAAATTGTAAACTTGTTCGACTGCAAGCTGCTGCGCTATCTTTTTGGCTTCTTCCGCGATGTCAGCCCTGAATTTTCTGCGCAAATTATAGTAATGAACACGACTTATTTTAAGTTCATCCGCACATTGTTGCGCAGTTTTTTTCTGATTTTCTTCATCGAGAAAATAGTCTAAAAATTCTCTTTTTTTTATCTTTAGAAGTGGCATTTTTGATATTGTAATTTTGTTAATTACTTTATTTATAATAAACTTATTTACTTTTATTTAAGGTGTGGTAAATTGACACACTTTTTAGTTTACAATACTGGTTTATTTTT